GTTCATAAATGCAGCTGTTGCACGCTTGTATTCTTCTTTTGTCAAAGCGTTTTTTCTGCTTTTGAATATTTCACCCCACCGCTACTCTCCGTATCGGTGTTTTCTTTTACGCCGGTCATCTCAGCATGATTATTAACCGCCGCTGTCAAGGTGTCTCTCCACAGATTTTCAATCTTTTCAAGTGCCTTTACATCTTCGGATATCCGAGAGAAGAAGAACGTGCTGTAAGTGTACTCGATAAAATTTTTCTGAAATAATTCGTGTAATTTTCGTGTAGTAAAAAAATAAACCGCATTGTTATGCGGTTTAAACGCTATTTGGCTGGGATAGCGGGATTTGAACCCACGAGTGACGGAGTCAAAGTCCGTTAAAATCGCTGAAATTGTGCTATTTCACGTTTTTATAGCGCCTGTAAAATTGTCAAAAATCATACAAATGGCGTAATTATTGTCCAACAAAAAATCCCCCGACAGAGCCTTTTTGCTCCGCCGGGGGATAACTGTTTATTCAGCCTTTAAATCCTTAACGTACATCCATCCGGTAACATCAGTACCGATACCTATCAGCGCTTCCTTGCCGTCCTTTGACATCGTGATAACGTCAAAAATCGTCGTATAAACAAACGGATACGGTTCCGTGCCGTCAGAAAAAGTAGCACTGGCATTGACCTTAACTTTACCACCAACCTTTACTGCCTTAGCAGCATCTGCTGACGGTGCCGGCTGATTAGCAAGATAAAGATCTGATATGTATATCCAGCCTGTCCACTGATCACCAATACCGATACGGGCTTCCTTTCCGTTGCGTGACAGCAGCTGTACATCATAGACAGTGTTGTAGACTTCCGCAAAAGGCTTTGCACCGTCCGAAAATGTTGCTCCTGCCTTTACCCTGACCTTGCTTCCTACTGTAACAGTTGTGCTTGTGGGCTTCTTTGCCTTATAAAAAGACTTTTCGCCCATCAAGTACGGCAGAGAATCTACATACTGCGTACCGTCAAACACATCAAAGTGCAGGTGCGTTCCGTAAGAGTAACCTGTATTGCCTTCCGTGCCTAACACCGTGCCGGCTTTAACCTTCTGACCGACTTTAACCTTTACACTGCCCTTGACCAGATGCAGATAACGACTGTATACTCCGCTCTCGTGCTTGATGCGGACGTAGTTGCCTGCTGTATATGTATCACTAAAGCCGTCAACAAAATCCTGCATAGCGACAACCTCGCCGTCTGCTACGGCAATTGCATTGCAGGCATGACCTGCGTCATTGATAAAGTCCATACCGTGATGTGTGCTGTAAGATGGCTCTCTTGTGCCGTAATCGGCTGTGCAATACTCTGACTTGCTTTCCAGCACATGATACTTTAAATTGTACTTTCCACTCATATTATTCTTCCTCGCTTTCCTTCTTCAGCTGAACCATTATATCTTTCAGCTTCTTCGGCACGGGCAGTCCGAGATTGCCCGCATTTTCGATAATCGACAGTCCTTCATTCGCTATGTAAAAAAGCATAACCGCTGACATAGCCACAGGCGTACCGCCTAAAACATACATATCCGCTATGTGTCCGAGCGACACAAACACAAGGATCATCAGCTTTTTAGCAAGTCCTCTGAAGCCTACCTCACTGGATAACTGCTTGTTGATAGCCGCTACGACAACGCCGGTGATGTAATCGGTCGCCATAAACGCAATCAGTGCCCAAAACAGCCCCGTAACCTCGCCGTACATAAAACCTAAAACCGCTCCGACAGCACCTGCTATGCTGTCAATAATTATCTGTATCTTGCTCATTTTTTCGTCCTTTCTGCCTATTCGGCTAAAAAATCTTCTATTGCTATCATCTCGGCAGGTGTCAGAGCGACATTCGTCGAGAGAATATCAATCTTTTCGGGTATATCAACATCAATGTTGAGCAGCTCCTCAAGCTCCTCATTGCAAACATCTACGTTTTCAGGGCGGATAACGTACTTCTCGCCATCCTGCTCGCCGTATTTCTGCAAGAGCTTCTGCCTCTGCTCATTATACAGCTTCGTTTCCTCATCTATTCTCCGTGCCAGCTTTGCCACAGCATACGACTGTATGACGGGCAGTTCCTTGCTCATCAGCTTGCTTATGACGGGGATTGCATTTACTACAGTTGATAACTTCATAGCTTCTCCTTACTCTGCGTCCTGGGCGGCATATACTGCGGTCTGAAACTCCGTATAATCCGCTCTGACTGTGGTTTTGTTTTCTTCATACAGTTCGGCGTTCGATACTGTCATGCTCATCGTTACGGTCTTATCCGCCCTTATGGTAGCACTGAAATACGCTACGGTCTGTTCGTTGCCCTCTCCGTCAGTGATATAGCTTGTACCGTCAAACTGTGTTGTTTTGTTACTTCTAAGCATAATTAACTCCTTTCGCTTAGTGCTTTTCTTAATCTTTTTATCTCATTCCACATCAGCGGAATAAACTGCTCATACGCAAGTGCGTACTGACTGCCATCGCCGTTTATATCGCAGAATCCTGCAAAATCGTCTGTCGAAAGCCCGCATTTTTGTAAAGCGGATAAAACATCTTGTGCGATAAAGCCGTAGTTTTTAGCGGTTGAATTGTCACCGTTATAGAAAAACGACTTTCCGTCAAGATAATCAAAAAGGTTTTCAGATTTGCTCGGCAAGTCGGCTATGTGGTTTTTCATACGGGCGTCGGATGAAACGGATATGGTACTTGAAGATGTCAGCGATGAACCTATCAACGATAAAGCTAAGTTAGAGTTGCCAACCACAATTTTTGATGATGAACACGCCAGCAACCTGTTTGCGCCATGATAAATTAATGACGGGTTCGAAGAATCGAAAAGGATGCCTCTTTTGAATGCAACATAATCGTTAAATACAGGCAACCATTTGTACACATCGGGAGAAATGCCACCTACCCCATAGTAACCCGCAATACCAATTGAGCAAATAGTCTTGTTTTCGTAACTGAAATAAATATCCGAAACGTCTATGCCACTTGAAAAGCGAGTTTTAATGTGAAAAGTTGAATTAAATCCATCGTTACTGTTTTTTTTACCATCGCAACACACACTGTATGCTGCAATATAGGTATTGCCGTTCATCTTATCCTTGTAGCCTAAATCTATTCGTCCGTATAATCCAGCACCACCAATTTGATTGGTGGCAACTATGCCTATTCCTGTTTTGCTATAGTCACTAAAATCAGTTGATCCCGGAGTAATATACCCAAGCTCTCTACCTAATGAATAGAACCGTATTTGCCCATTGTTCATTTCAGTTCCGTATTCCCCGTTATACGCAGAAAAACCTCCCAAAACGCTGATATTAACACCAGCCGTTTCATTTGTTCCTTCTTTGTGATTAATTGTGTCCAGCCCGTTATACAGTGAATTATTGCTTATCGTAAATCCACCTATCGTTCCACCCGTAGCTGTAATAGTGCCGGTGCTGCTTACTTTGAAGTATTTGCTGTCCCACTCGCCCGTTGCCAGCGTCAGCTTCATACCAGCGCCTTTTGCAACATCATAGTTGCCGCTTTTGATAACTCCGCCCACAATCACATCACCTTTGATTTTGGTCTCCGCAATAATATCCAAGGCCTTGCTTGTCAGCTCCATACTGCTTTCCGATGTTCCCGATTTTACAATCCACGATATTTTGTCGGCTTTCTGCTCTACGGCGGAAACCTTCTGCGTTACGCTGTCGTTTGTCGCATATGTGCTTTCAACAGTTGCCTTAAAGCCGTTTACCGTTTGCTCAAGACTTGACTGCTTGCTTGATAACGATGTTATTTCGGCTGTGGTATCTTCGGGAGCAGGTGACCAGTCTGTAGCCTTAGTACCTTTTTCAAGTTTGATGTTGCAAGCCTCAATCATGCCGTTTTTATCAAGCGCAAGTGCCACGCATTCGAGCTTCGCTATGTCGCTGTCATTTATCGTCCACGTCTTTTCGTAGTAAATCCACTTGTCTTTTTCTGTCTGACTGCTCACCGTCAGCGACAGGGCATACAGCTTTTTATCATCTGCCGAGCGAAATCGTGCCATTACATACCCGCTTGCGTCAAGCTCTACATCGCTTCTGACCTTTATCCACGCCGACAGAGTGTAGCTTGTGCCAACCTCGAAATCTGTCAGAAAGTGCCTCTTGTTCGTGCCAAAATATCGTGCATTGCCGGAATAGCCGGTTCTGGATATTGCAAGGCTATTTCCTGATATTCCGCCATCAACCGTTATTATAGTGTTACCGCTCCAGCCGTTTTTGATGTTCCCCGTGCTGTCATACAGCAGATTTCTTCCACCTATCTGTATACTGTCAACCGCTGACTTTGTGGCGTATATTTCCGACACTGTTGTCCGAAAGCCCGACAGGTTGCTTTCAAGAGCGGAAGTACGAGTGCCGATACTGCCTATGCTTGCAGTCAGCTCCGTGAATTTTGCATTTATCGTCTGAGATGTTCCGTCTATGACAACCTTACTTGTATTAAGATAGGTGCTGTTATCGGCGTTGATACCGTCAATAACGCTCGAAATATCCAGCTTACTGCCACTGATATGTGCATCATCAGCTACCATATCATTTTTGATAATGCCGCTCTTTATGCCGTCTTCGTGCAAGCCATCGTAAGAGGTGAACATTATCTTTCCGCCTGCATCGGTAACGTAAATGCCATAGTCGGATTTACCGTCCTCGCCTATCTGGACACGCACGGTATTATTTACATCCTTGATCTGTATTGTGTTTCCGACTATCTGCAATTTTCCGCTGCTTGATTTTATCGTAAAATCATCGGTTTCGATAGTCTTTGACCGGAAGTTTGCGGCTGTAAGGTCCTTTATCAGCGCAGTCGCTATTTCCGCATTTTCGGCAGTCAGCTTTATAGATGTCAGCTCACCCGTGCCGGCTTTGCCCGACAGCAGAACATCTATGTTTGCAACATTGGATTTCAGTGATTTAAGCGTTGCCGTATCGGCCACAAGCTCATCTATATCCGCTTTCTTTGCATACAGCTGTTCAACATCTGCTTTCTTAGCCGTCAGATTGTCAATCGTGGCTATCTGTGCGGAAAGCTCGGTAATATCAGCCTTTGCGGCATAGAAGTTTTCAAGATTTGCAATCTGTGCATTAAGCTCTGTAATATCCGCTTTTTCGAGTAATGCTTGTTTTGCACTGATTATATCTGCGGTTATTCGTTCCGCCTGCTTCTGTGCAGGCGACTTATAGCTTTCGCCGCTGTCCGCAGACTGTTCTTCAGCCGGTGCTTCTATTGTCATAGACAGGCCGCCGTTATATGCCACGGAAATAGTAGCGGCAGGAATTTTCACAGTTTCTCCGCCGTAGGTTATGCTCACCATATCCCACGCATCTATCAGCATATTGCCAAGCCTTAACGGGATTTCACCCGTGCGGTATTTAAATCCGTTTAATGACTTCTGCACCGTGTTCAGCTGATTTTGAGTCATAAACAGGCAATCGTATGTTATCGCAGTGCCTGTGCCGGCTGTAAAATCTCCGCACACCACACGTCCGACTGTAATATCGTCGGTAGCAACTGTGGGTGTATCATAGCAAAAATCGGACAATTGCACCGCCGTAGTATCAAACCACTTGAACGCTATCTTGCCGGTACGGTCACAAACGGCAAATTTGCCGTACAGCCCTGCGATATCTCCGATTATTTCACGGCAGGTATAGCCCTCCGGCTTGTCCTTTATCGTTACCGCCGTAAGCCCCGAAGTATTAAAGGCAACGCCGCACTTTGTAGCAATTTCCGACAGCATTTTCAGCGTTGTGGACGGATACGACAGGCTTGAAAAATAGCCTTTTTCCGTCTTTGCCATGTTATCCTCAAGCGTTACCGACAACCGTTCTCCGCTTTTCTCAATTTTCTTTACCGTAAGCACTCCCTGCGGGGCGTATTCGCCGTTCACGCCAAAATACAACGTGCAAGTGCTTCCCTTTCTGACCGTCGCAGAAAGTGCCGACAGCTCGACTTTGGCATTTGCAATAACAGTTCCGCCCGGTGCTATACTGTCACTGCACGATCCACCGGAATAGCTGACGCTGAACATATCGTTCACCGCTACACTACCGAAATCCAGCTTACAGCAGTAGACTGGTTCTGCACTGTTCAATGCCGTCTTAAACTCATCCGAAACATTTGTGTACAAGCTATCACCTACCTTTCTATCAGATTTATCGATACGCTCTTGTAATAATATCCGCTACCTGCGTACAGCTTGCCTGTGGCGGAAAGATCTGTACTGTAAGCGGTTATCTCCTTATACTCGCCGTCATAGTCAAATTTCACGGCGAAGTAATCGGGCTTGTTCTCAAACAGACTGCGCAGGCTCTTCACCTGCGCTTCTGTAAGAAAGGACCATTTAAGTTCTATCTTGTATTTCCAGCAAAGTATGCTTCCGACGGTTGTTCCTGCGGCATTTCTGCCGGTGTTGGGTTCCCACGTCTTACAGCGTGTGGCATTATAGCCGTCAACATCAGGTGACGGGAGCAGAACGCCCTTAACCCATATCAGATTTTTAGCCAAGTGCATTTACCCCCGTTCTGTATGTATTCTCCTTGTTCAGACGTACTATCAACCGGTAAAGCGTTTTACCGTCAACCTCACCCTTAGCGATAAGATTAAGACCTTTCAGAAACTCCAGTATCTCACGGAGCAGAAGTACAACTTCCGTCATATCTCCGCCTTCGCCGATGATGTCCTTGAGCTTTGACAGAGGCGCAATTACCTCTGGGTCTGTTCCTGCATTACGGTTATCACCGACCATTGCAAGCGTAGGCGCATACGCAAGACCGCCCTTTGCAAGTTTAGGTATCAGCGGAGGGTTTTCAGGCATTGAGAAATGCCAGTCCTGACCGAACAAATCGCCTATTGCGCCTGCCACACCGCCGATAGCGTCAACTATACCCTTTACTACAGTGTAGATACCCGTCCAGAGCATATTAATACCGTCGATTATCAGATTGATAACTCCTTTGATCACGCCCCAGATTGTGTTCCAGATACCGCTGAAAAAGTTGCATATTCCCTGCCAAGCCTTATTCCAGTCTCCTGAAAATACACCTGTTATAAAGTCTATCAGTCCGCCGAAGGTCTTAATAATACCACCGATTATATCGCCGATAGCGGTAAATACAGTGTCAAAAACGCCTTTGACCGCCGCCAGTACATTTTTTATCGTGGGCCCCAACGTTTTCACGAACCAATCGACAAACGGCTTTAGAAAATTCCATACTGCTTTTACGCAATCCACGATTTTTGCGACAACGGCAACGACCTTTACATAGACAGGCTTTATTGCTTTGTCCCACAGGGATTTTATAAGGTCACATACCCACTGTATAACGGGCTGTATCCACTCTTTATAGACCGTCAGCACTGTATCACCGACTGAAGTTATAAGCGACTGAATAGCTTCCATCATCGGTTCGCCATACTGCGACCATAGCTTTGCCGAGGTTATCCACAAATCGCTCCATACGCCCTGCAAGGTTGTCAGTATCGGCATAACACCGGTTACAAAAACCTCGTCGAATATTGTCTTGACGGTTTCAAAGAGTGTCGTCATAACCTCTGCGGTCGCCGTCCACTGATCTGTCAGCAACGGTAACACGGTTGTTATCATTGTGTTCAGCGAAGGGAAAATAACGTTATCCCACAGCTGACCGAACACAAGATTAAACGTATCTCCAAGCCCCGAAGCTATCGTTCCGATTGACTTAAACGCTGTCTGAAGCGCCGGAGTCAGATTATTTGTAAAATAGTTTTTGAACGGCTCGGCAAGAGTTGCCATATCACTCCAGGCCTTGCTCATATTATCCTTGAAGCCCTCTATAACGGGTGCGAATTTTTTGCCTATCTCCGCAAATATCGGAGCAAAATTTGTGTCGAAATACTTTTTGACGTTTGCAAACTGCTTTTTCAGCAGAGCAAACCCCTTTTTAATCTGCTCACGAATCTTATTTCCGATACCCTCGGCTGTCTTATCGCCCTCGCTGTCAAGTGCAGAGAGATCAGAGGAGGAGCTGTCGCTCTCGTCCTTTGAAGCAACATTCATCTCATCAAAACTTGCAAGGAAACGGCTGTTTTCCTTAGCCTTTTTTCCGACAGCTTCGACCTTTTTTGCCGCTTCAAGCGACTTTTTATACGTTGTGCCGAACAGCCCCGAAATAAAGCTCGCTATAGCTTTTGTTGCTGTGGCAAGTCCGGATGCCAATGTATTAAGCGCCGGCATGATAGCGTTTACTATAGGCGTAAACGCAACCTGAAGATTGCCTTTTATTTGCTTTACACTGTTGCCAAACTCCTCGTTTGCACCGATAGCGTCCGACATTACTGACTTTATGCCACGAAACGCCGCATAAAGCCCTGCCATAAGAAACGTAGATTTAAGTGCGGATTTGACACTTTTACCAAGTCCGCCTATTGTCTTGCCGAATCCACCGGCAGAAGTTTTTGCTTTGCCGAGCGATTTTTCAGCAGAAGCACCTACTTTTTTGACCGACTTTTCAAGGTTATCAACAGGTTTTTCCGCTCTTTTGAAATGGCTTGCAAAAGAGGAAGCCAGTTTTTTCACAGGAGCAATGACCGAGTTATTTACCGCCGTGCCTACCGTTTTCAGCGTGTTTTTCACCTTTGAAACAGGCTGTATTATCTTGCTTGCCGCCTTATCGGCCGTTTCCAGCACCTGCTCAATCTTTTTACACCCCGAATCCAGTACGGCGGTAGTTTTTTCTACCGCACTCTGCACTTTTTCGTTTGATGCAGCAGCCTCTGTTACCGCTGTTTTAACCTGCAGCATTTTGTCTATCAGCATCGCTATGACAGGTAACGATTGCAGATTTATGTTGTTTGTGCTTTCAGGTATCTTGTTTACCGCTTCGGCGGCCTGCCGTGCGGCTTCAGCCAGCTTTTTGGCTTCTGCATCCGCCTGCATTGCCTTATCTATCTTGGCTTTAGTAGCTTCGGACTGCTGCTGCAGTTTCAGCATACTTGTTTCAACAGCGTTTATTTTTTCTATTATGGCATTGCCCTTTTCGCCTGCCATGTCTTTATCAGACATTGCCGCCATTTCTCTGTTAAGCTGTTTCCACTTCTCCTGTGCAAGCTCTATTTTTTCGTTAGTCAGCTCAAGACTTTTGTTCAGACGGTCGATAGGTTCGGAAGGAATTTCAAAACTGCCGACATCAATTTCGGGGAGTTCCTCTTTTTCTTTGGACTTCTTCTTATCGCTTTTCGGCTGATAGTTGTTCACGAAATCCATAGCTTCTTTGCTATAACCGGGCCCGAACTCGTACTTGTTATTTATCGCTTTGCCAAGACTTTCCGCTTCCTTTTCCGCTTCCTTTACAGGCTCGACAAGCGCCTTTTCCAGAGTTTCGGAAGCCTTTTCGGCACTTTCGGATATAGAGCTTTCAAGCGTCTTTCCTACCTCTTCGGCGGGCTTTTCGACCTTCTGCACAGCCTTTTCAACGCTCTGCGTCACGGTCTTTTCTACAGCCTTGCCGACTTCCTCAACAGGCTTTACAGCCTTATCGGCGGCTTTTTCCACACTGTCGGCAAGTGCCTTTTCAGCGGTTTCACCGACCTTATCCCACTGCGACTGTATGCTTTTCTGTAAAGCCGAAAGCTGTTTGTCAAGCTCTGCGTCTATTATCAGCGACAGGCTGATAGTGCCTACTGACGCACCGTTTCCGTCAGCCATTTACTCACCTCCCCCGAATGCCTTTTTTATCATCATTTCAAGAGCCGTTATATCGCTCTGTATCTGTTTTGGAGTTTTCTCCGCAAGCTGTTTCTTCGCTCTGAATGCCGCCCACTCCCGCCGTATGCGGTTTTCATACGGCGAAAAGTGTTTGAGCATCTCCTTGTTATCCTCGCTTCGTATCCGCACTGTCTGACCGAGCGGAGTATCATTCATAATGCCGGATACAAGGCTCAGCCAGTCAGAATAGTGCAGATCGTCCTGCTCGGACGGCAGTATGTGATACTGTTTTGCTATCGACTGCCGTATCAGCTCACGGTCATACTCGACATCGTACCAGACTTCATTACTCGTGAAATCGCTCGGTATCTTCCTGTCCCGTCATGGCGGATATTACTATCTCGGACAGCTTCTGATATGCCGCCCACGGCATATTCATTTCGCTTATCTCCTTAGCGGCGGCAGGCTCGAACGCCAGCTTGAACATCTCGTCAATCTTTTCAATGTCCTTCTTTTCGCCGTTATTGTAAAGCGCCATTACCTTCTTGACCGTCTTTTCACGATCGTCTACCTTGTAGACCTTTTCACCGATTCTGATTTCGGGAACGCCCACGAGTAACTTTTCATCAAGTGTGTACATCTTAGCCATTGTATTTATCTCCTTACTTTGCGTCTGTAAATGTGGGCTTGCCGTCCGACATGATGTCAAACGCAAGAGGTGCTACCGCTGTGGAATCGCCCGATTCCCACTCCGTCACGTTTATAACGCACGGTATTGTCAGCGTTGCGCCGCTGGGGAACGTCCACACTACAGTTGTGTGGCTGTCTGCGCCTGTCTTAAGTGCAAGTCCTGCAACATAATCGTTGCCTGCGTCACCGATGTTTCTCTTGCCGGATACGCTGACGGTCAGCGCCTTACCTGTCACAAGTCTTCTTGTCCAGCCTTCCTGATCGAACGGCTTCCACTCCTCGACATTGCCGTCAATGGAAACCGAAAAGCTCTCCATATCGGCAATAGTTACAAGATTCTCGGCTGTCGCACCTGATCCGCCTGTCTTGTCAATCTTGAACTGATTTTCATATACGGGATATACTCCTGTTTTGTTAGCCATTGTTAATTACTCCTTTCGTAATAAACCGTCACATCAATAACGTACTCGCAGATACCTCTTTCATCTCTGCCTGCGTTATGCACCTCACTGCAACTCAAAAAGCCGACCGTGTGCCCCCCGGCAGTATAGCCGTGTACATCGGTCAGCTTATCAAGTATTTCGTTTGCCGCACTCTCGGCTGTAGTCGGATTGTCCGTCCAGTGTATCAGTACGCTGATGTGCTTTTCAAGTGTTTTCGTGCAAGGCTTACCGCCTATGCTGATTTTCTTAGGATAGGTGTTTTTTGACGCATATACGCCGATACACTTATCCTGATTTGCGTTTATACAGCCTGCGTATACATTCTCTATGCCGAGAACATCAGCAAGCATATCGGCTGTTTCAAGTAACGTCATACGCCTGTTTTTCCCTTAAATATTTTTGTGAACGAGTTTTTGACAAAATCCTTTTTGTCACCTGTTATGTACGGCTCAAGCCAGTGATCAGTCCTGCCGTTGCGGAATTTCAACTTTTTGTCGGTCACTTCTTTCTTTATACCGCTCTTTGCCCAAGCACTTTTGGTATTTGGGTCGATCATCAGCTTGCCATAGTAGAGATACCGAGAGTATAAAGCACTGTGGTCAATCGTGGCGATGACAGTATTACCGCTTTTTTCCGAACGAACAAATATGCCGTTGATGAGGTCGCCCTGGTCAAGCGGTGCTGTGTTCTGTACTTCGGTAACCACCTGCTCCATCGCCGCTTGCGCACTGTCAAGCACTGCTTTTTCAATCTTTGCTATTGCAGCCTTATCAAGCTTTACGGTTACTTTTATCACTATATCAGCTCCAGTCTTGTGTAATTTACCGTCCCGTCGGGGTTTTTAGCCTTTTCCGAGCCGTATATCTTGTACTCTCTGCCACCTATCTCCACAGCTCCGTCAACTATCGGGCTGTCCGGGGCAATATCCCCGCAGAAAAGAGCCTCGCCAGACAGCGTTATAAGCTGTTTTTCTGCGGATAATTTCTGCCGTGCTTTTTCCGAATGGAAGCATTTACCCTCAAATATGGCCGTCCGTTTCTTTGAACCGTCACGGTTAAGTCCGTCTGTACGATAAACGGTACAAGATGTTGTACAAACCCTTTCGGGTACAAGTTTCGGATATTTCATTATAACCCCCTGTAGCAAAGGCCTGTCTGCAACAGCGTGTTGTAAACCTGCCGTGTTGTAGTGACACCGCAGTAATTTATAATCTTCGAGCTGTCAAAGGACATTGACACACCGCTGATACTATAGGAACTTAGCGGACTGTCAAGCAGCTCAGCATTGTCAAAAACAAATGCTGTCTGCTGTGACAGTGCCAGCCTTACCTTATCCTGCTGAAACGCTGTCAGATTGTCGAATCCTATAGCCGTTATGCGGTTGAAGGTCAGTGTGTCGATGTCGCTCTCCGCCCTGTTTTCAAGAGCGTTGTACTGCTGTTCGGTTATCGTACTGTCGGGGCATAAGGTCTGAAATTCCGCAAAAGTGAGGTACATTAAGCCTCACCCTTTTTTGTCTTTGCCGCCCTTACCTGAGCAAGCTCATCACGGAGCTTTGCTATCTCCGCCTGAGCCTTTTCATATTCGGCATACGGCACGGTAGCCTGCGGAGAATGCTCCACAGCCCCGTTATCGCCGATTATGTCATACCCCTGTGCAAGATATGACTTCTTCTCGGCTTCCGTGATAGTATACTGCTTGTTTGCCTTTATTGCTACCATAGTTACCTCCTTAGTATGTTACGACTATAGCCTTTGCGTTGCCGGGAGCGGTATTGAATGTTATCACGCCCGATGACTTGTCATAGCTGTAGTCTGTTGTCGCTGTACCGTCCACAGTTACGCCGATGAGCTTTTCGGGCTTGTCGGTCACTGTGAATGCAGTTGTCGAGCCGTTACCTGTGAATGTCTGCGTCAGAGCAGATACATTCATGATACAGCCGTCAATAAACAGGTGATCTATCGCAAATGTACCGTTGTACTTGCGGTTCTGGTACAGATAGTTGTCTGCCGTTCTGCTGTCAGAGCCGGGAGCAAACAGATGTATATATGCGTACTTATCTCTTGACACCTGGCATTCGGGGTCAATGAGAATGTAGTTTATCTGCTTTGCGCCGACACCGGACTTACAGCCGTCCGTGAAATCGTACACGGTCTTGAAACGAGCTGAGGGAACTGTAACGATATTGCCTATATCGTCAACGGAATGGATACGTCTGTCGATACCGCCGCCGCTCTTGATGTCGAGCGTTCTCTGAATACCCTCTGCGTTCTTGAGTATCGTCTTATAGTCTGCGGTGACATAGAGTATCATTCTGTCGAGGGGTACGCCCTTATCTTCAAGCGTCTTGAGATTCTCGTCAAAATCCTTGAGGACGTTCTCGATCGTGAGCTTGTCGTGCTTTATTGTTGCACCCACTCTTACAGCCTCTGCATACAGCTTTGAGAATGTATAGCTGTCGTGTTCGGGGATTGCCTGCGTCCTGTCGAAACGGCTCTGAATGTTCGCCAGTGATACAACGGTATCGGTTTCGTCAAAGTCCATAGGATCTACTACGAACTCGATAGAACGGTCGTGATCGAGCGTCTTTGTTTCGTAGTTGTTCTCGTATGTACCCTGAGAGAAGCCGAGCGATGCTCTTGTGTGGTCCTTATAGCCGGATACCGACAGAGTGGGTATCTTGATTGTCTTTCCGCCTCGGAGCTGGATATCGGAATTTGAGTGATAGAGAGCGTCAGCCTTTGACTCCTGACCGTAAAGCTCTCTGAGCTGATTGGTATACTGTTCAGCATAGTTGATTGTGTTTGACATTTTTACACCTTACCTTTCTTACTTCTTTTTCTTGATACCGAATGCGTTATCAAGTCTGCTGTTGTCGGGCTTTTCTTCCTTGTCGGAGCTGCCTGCACCGACCTTGAATCCGCCCTGCTTCTTGCTGTCGCCCACGTCAGCCTTCATATCGGGATATTTCTTGACTACCGCCGACAGTGCCGAGTTGATGTCCTCGCTTTTGCCGGACTTGACGTAGCTTTCGGCAATAGCCACAGCATCGTCCATACAATCGGGCTTTACACCGAGCGACATTGCGGCTATCTGTGTTTTCAGCCTTAAAATCTCCTCGTCCTTTGCATCGGGAACGGCGGGAGCTTCGGGGGCAGGCTCAGATTCGGGCTTATCCGCCTTTTCTTCGGGCTTATCGTCCTTCTTGTCCTCCGCCTTGCTCTCATCGGGCTTCTCTGCCGTGCCGTTATCGTCCGTCTGCTTGTTTTCGGCGGGCTTCTCTTTGGGCTTGGGCTCGTCCTTCTGCTCCGCTGCGGGAGCGTCGGGCTTCTTCTCCTCTTCGGGAGTTTTCTTTTCGGTTTCCATTGCTTTTCCTCGCTTTCTTTGATTTTGGGTATAAAAATACCGCTCCAAAAGGGGCGGTATAATTATTAAATTGATTGATTTAAATTAACGTCTTAAAGCGTTCCACAGCCTTGTCATTATACATAAAGCTGTCAACCTCTTTATTGCTGTACTGTGATTTAGAACGATACCAAGTGCCGTATTCTTCGGTTTTCATACCGTACTGATTCGACAGTTTGCCGATTCTCTGAGCTGATACGCCGAACATCTCTCCTATTTCGGTAGCGGTATACATCTTCTGTTCCGACTGAGGAAGCGGTATAAGCTGGAATCCAGTTAATGCTTCGGCGGCTTTTGCTACCAGTATATTTTTGTATTCCGAAGAAAGCGTATCAACTTTTGCGAGTTTTAAAAACGCATTCGATAACCGCACTCTTGCATTGGTTTCCTTTATCTCGAGTGCCTTGTTCGGTTTTGCATTATACTGTCCCGTCTTTCTTATTGTCGGTAAGACTTCGGAAGTCACCCATTTACGAAACGGTTTTGCCTGCGGCTTATCAGAACGAAGAATCACATTGTATAATCCGCTTTCGTTGATAACATACATTTCTCGGTTCTGACCACCTGAGTGGAGTTTGACTCGTGTCAGCTCGTCATCATCTAATCGTTCTGCGGTACGTCTTGCCTCTGAAAGTTCAAGCACCTTGCATACATCTGAAAGCACCCACCAAGTTTCACCGTCTTTTTCCACCGTTCTGACCTGTGAGCCGTTATAATCGAATGTCTGTAACTCGTTCATGCGCTCACCGCCTTTTTATCGTTAGCCTTGCTTTCTCTCGCTTCCTTAAATGCTCTCTCTTTAATTTTCTCAAGATTACCTGCATTCTCGGTCGCAATCATAGCGAGATAGTGAATGAAATCAGTGAACTCTGACAATTCAACTTCTTCATTAGCCATAGCGGCAAGCCTCATCAGCTCAATACCCTGCGCAATAGCCGTGTTTTTGTTCGTAGCTTCTTCGAGTTCCATTAAATTACTCATAATATTACTTCCTTTCTAACTTGACAGGAAGGCTCTATCCGAGTATAATAGATTTCAGATAGAGCAATCTGTCTTGTGGATAGAACGTTTGCAACTTTGGTGAGGGGCAACGTTCTATTTTTTTATTTTGTTATAGACCTCTCTGATACCCTCACGGATTATATCAGATTTGCTTTTTCCTGTTACCTTAGCGCAATATTCAAGCATTGCGACATCTTCATCTGACATTCGTATTCTTGTTTCGTGTTTTTTGGGGTTATCTGTTGGTCTGCCTGTTCTTGGAGACATTAAATTCACCTCTTTTCTGTGTCACCATAAGTATAATAACATAAGGTGACACAAAAGTCAAGAGGTTTTTGAAAAAAAATATTAAGTTGTTTGTGCAATCAATTGCACACGGGTATAAGAAAACCGCTCACTGCTGTGGGCGGTTAGTTTATTTATAGAAGAAAGCCGTTTCAATCTCTCAAAACGGCTTTCAAAGCGTTAGGCTATTTGGCAGGCGTACAACTCTCCTGCGTCTCTCGGATTATTCCTGTCTGTACCATCGGCGTGTGGACTGTACGAACTCCTCCACCTCAAACAACCTACTCTTATTGTGTTTTTATTATAACACACCTATTCAGATTTGTAAAGTATTTTTTTATTTTTCAGAATACGTTTCCAATCTTTTTCGTTGATTTTCATGAAAGTAATAATAGAATTTTTGTATGCAGGATTATCTTGTGATGTTACCAGTCGCAAAATTGTTTTGAACCTTTCATTGTTAATTTTTATTTCTTTCAGTATCAACGCCGTGTTTGGCTTATTTGCTTCAATTATATAATCAGGGTGCTTGATTATTTCTTCAAAATACTGACTGAAACGTTCAAAGTCATCAGGATGCCTTTCCTTTATGTGCTCAATTTGTTTATCAGTTATAATTACATCATCTGTAATTATATCTTCTGTAACGCAACTATACGTTTCAACATCAAGCTTTCCTATAATGTGAATGTCAGATGCAGGAAGTTCTACATTTTCATTCACACTTTCATCCGAATTGTCAACAGTATCGTCTGTAAAATTCTGTACGTCTTCTTCGCTGTCTGTCGCTGTTTCAATAGGCTGTTTTACAGTTTCCTGTACGTTTTCTGTCGTTTCAACAGTTTCATCGGCTTCATCAGACACAACCGCAGTCGGCGTATCGTCTGTTTCTTCGTTGCTCTGAACTGTCTTTAAAGGCTCAGGCTGTACAAAATTCATTGTATTTTCGTTATTTTCCGGTTCAGAAACGTTATTATCCGGCTGAGGAATATTAGGCTCTTTATTTGTCGGAACAGGATTTTTGCTTTCGGTATCGGTAGCTTTAACAGGCGCTTCTTCCGTTCTCGGTGCTTCCTGCTTCGGCTCACCCTTACCGCTGTAGATCTTCTCCCTTGAATAATCTCTGCGGAGAACGTCGTCATGCTCTTTGATAAACTCTCTGAGCTTGCCTTGTTCCTCTCGGAGCTTACGCTTATACTCCTTGACCTTCTTCTCGTCCTGCGTGCCCTCAACCTTGCGTTTGAGTGCTCTTATCTTACGCTCCATAGCCCGTTGCTTTTCTTCAAGTGCTCGCTGTTCCCGTATCTTCTCGGCAGGAATCGGCTGAGGTATCTTTGTAAGCCCCTCTATGTATTGCCCCATAGTATGACGGCAGTTAGGGTGGAACAGCCCGCCTCGGATTGCCACAGACAACAGCATAAACCACTTGTCACAATAGTTTGACTTGCCGAAGTCGCCGCTTCTCTCGCCGTTCCATATTGTGAATACATCATCAATGTAAACCTTGCCCTGATACGGCTCGCAGGTTTCTGAGCAGCCTCCGTACTGCGATATAAGCACGGTATCATAGCCAAGCTCCGCAAAGCGTTTAGCCGCACCCTGCAATGTTGCCCTTGTGGACGTTGTGCGCAGTGCCATACGCACATAATCGGCAATATTAACTCGCCTGCCATCTGCGTATACAATGCAGTTTATGCCTTTGTCGAGAAAGTCCCTTGTTGCAAGGTCGATTGCTTCATTAAGTGTAATTGAGCCTGTGCCCATCATAAGCTGTACCTTGTTCAGCGTTGTGCGGTAAACATCGTCCATATTACGCACAGCGGCAGTAAGGGCGGTCTTTTCAAGCGTTGTTACGTCTTCCATCAGCTTATCCATCTTCGGCTTGTTAACACCGAAAAAGTGATCATCCGGTATAGCTGTCGGCGCTTCGGGCGGCTGAGGCTGTGCCGGAACATCGGGAACATTGACGCCGCTTTCCGAAACATCAATGACCGACTGCTCCGCTGTATGCTCTCCCTCGTGAAACTGATCCGTCATAAGCTGTCGGGTTTCATCGTCAATAACATCTACATATTCGTCCGCTATCTGAGCGTTCTCCTTGCGGAAATTGTCAATGTTATTGAGCTTTTCAGCCTGCCACGCTGACCATTCAAAGCCTTCTTTTTCTTCTTCGGCTTTGTGCCGTGAAAGATTGCGTTTCAGCGAAGCAATGAGCCTTAGCTCTATCTCTTCAAATATCTTTGCAATATCTCTGAAACTAAGCAAGCTCATCACCTACCGCAGATGTCGCACCATCGGCAAGCCCCTTTTCCTGCATTATACGCTTGACTTCACCGGCTTTCCATTTGTCCTCTTTAGAACTGCCCCACAGCTCCTCGACCTGCGTTTCGACCGACATAATGCCGTAGGTACTTGCCTTGCCGACCGTTTCAACACGGCTGTCAAAGTCGGGTGCGCCGTACTCACCGAAATCAACGCTTACCTCATATTCTTCGGGGGCTTTGCCCTGCATATTGTCGTATGTCTTTAATACAGCCGACACAAGCTCAGGCAGAGCCTTTTCAAGCGCTGTCGTTATTGTGTTCCGGGTGTTGCCCGTAACGTCCTTCTTCTCTCGCTGAGCGTCCGCACTTGACATCTTGCCGACATCAATACCGAGTGTCGCAGGCGATACAAGTCCTTGCAGGCACATCAGCAGGCAGTTTGTATACGATGATACAAATGCGTCATACTTGATGTCGGGCTGTACGACCTGTATCTGAGAAGAGCGCTCGTCACCAAGAGATGAAGCTATCTCTATAAACTCATTGCCGAAACTGTTTACTCGTTGTAAGGCCCCGTTTTCAGGACTTCGAGGAATTTTATCGGAAGGAATATACTTTGTAACTCTGCCGGCTCTTATGGCGTCCCACCACTGCGAAATAACCTCGTCCAGAGCGTCGAAGCAGTCGGATTTACCGCCGTCGAATATGCTCTTACCCCTGTTCGGATATTTTTTTGATGCGTAAAATTTCAGCGGTACAGCCATTATGTAATCGCCATCGAATATCGTTCTTGTTTCAATGCCTGAAAGGCAAGGAACGCTGTCAAGGCGTACCTCATGACCGCTGTTATCATAAAGTCTGCTTTCAATGTACCCCTTTCCATAACATTCCTCAAGATGGTACAATCTATCGCCTTCCTTATGCTCAGAACGGAAAACAACCTCTTTAAGTACGCCTCTTATATATCGATATTCAACCTTATCTGCACTCCAGAATTCAACTATAGGAACGTCAGAAACAGAATTTTCGGTCATATCGACTGAAATCTTAAATGCCCCATCGCCGCTTACTAAAGTGTCTACTACAGCTTTTCCAACAAGTTCGTTAAAATCAACGGCTTTTGATACGCTCTCAAAGATCGAGTTTTCTTTTTCACCGGTTACTTTGATTTTATCCATATCCGAATACACGATATACGCCAAAGTATCGGCAATTATCGCAGGCAAGCCGCTGTGTATTTTTCGTATATTATTCTTGTTTGGAACACTCGCCCAAAAACTACCGCTTCCGTCACCTATCTGGTGGAAAAACTGTCTAAGTTCCGTTGCGTCACCTCTGTACCAGAGCTGAGAACGAAGCACTTCAATCTCTCTCGGCAAAAGCTCCTGCAGCACAACAGATTGATTTACGGCAGGAACTATATTAAGCCAATTCTGTATCATGCTTTTAAACCTTTCTCCTATCTTCACGTCATCCTCCTAATTTATACATAGTTTCGGCAACACCGGTTGTTGCGTCAGGCGCATCGTCGTGTGCGTTTTTGCCTTCACGCTGATATTTAATCATAGCCGCATAATACTCGGGAAACTTATCTCTCCAATTTACCGGGAAAATAATATGATTTTGTACCCATGAAGAGTTTGAAATTATACGTGCCTTCTTGTTTTTCGACTGATGAAACCACTGAAAAATAGTTGTATAATTACCAAGCTCATCGGCTGATATGCGTCTGACGTTCCGTGCAAATCCCGAACCGCCGTTATTTGATTCTATAAGAGCATTATTTACAGCAAATTCTTTATGTCGCCTTGCTGTTTCTTTCTCTGTGATCTCCATATTTGCTTTAGAAAAATAAACATCAAGTACATACGCTTCACGCATATACACGCCCCAGATAATGCTACACAAGAAGTCATCTCCTTCGTCCGCAGTATCTGTATAACTGTAAATACCTTCAAACAAACTGTTCCCATTGCTGTCTTTCGGCAACTCTGTATAGGTCTTGAACGAATCATACAGTCTGCCTTTTAAATCAATTGGCTCTTGCTGATAGTTAGCACTTGCAATATCAACTCCCATCGCTTTTGTCTTCGCCAGATATGAACCATAGGATAATATTTCAGGGCAGAGCATAGTGTGCTTTTCTTTATCAATAAGTGCTTTCATTGTAATGTGCCTTACGTTTACACCTTGTTGAGTATAATGCGCAATGGCTCTGCCTGCGAGATCGTCGGAAGCCCAGCGTGTCATAATGATTATTATTTTGCCGTTTTCTTCCAAACGAGACAGCATCGTGTTTGTAAACCACTCCCAGTGCTTCTCTTTTATGCTCTCATTGTTAGCTTCTTCTGCATTTTTGATTAGATCGTCAATAATCATAAGCGAACAGCCGAAACCTGTCGCTGTACCTGTCGGAGAAGTAGCAAGATAATTATTATATCCGCCCTCTAAACTCCACAGGTTCATTGCGCCGTCTCCTCGTTTAATCTTAGTATCCGGGAAAACATCAGAATACACCGGAATATTCACATCTGCTTTTTCGGCGGATATGCAGTTTCTGACATTCTTTGAAAACATAGTTGACAGTGTTTCATTGTACGAGCCCGTCATAATCTTCTGGTTTTTATCCCTGCCGAGAACCCACTCAACAAAGCAACCAGCTGTTCTCGACTTTCCGTGACGAGGCGGCAAATTTACTATCATAACCGGTTCATCTGAGTTCATAAACTCCTGAAAGCCATTACAGAGTTCTACTAAAAATGATCTATCAGACTTATAGAAATCCGGTGCTTTTAATTGGCAATAAAAAAAGAACTCACGCTTAGCAAGTTCTATTTTAGCACCAAGTTTTGCAAGATCTTTACTAATCATCAGTTATCAACTTCTTCAGCTCTTCTGTTGATAATTTTGAAAACGGGTTATTGACATCGGCATTTATATTTCCTTGAACTTTTGTCACATACTCACCCGTCATCTTATTCAGCGTGTCTATAGCTCTGATACGGTCCGACAGCTCGTTCTGTTTATTCTTAGCTATATCGGAAAGTATCGCCTGCCGTTCTCTTGCCGTCATTATTCGGGCAGTCTGGGCGTCTTCGGTGAGCTGTTTTATGTATTCCGTAATTGTAGTATTTTGTAGTAATTTTGAAGCATTAGTATTTGCATACTTTTTGCTGTATCCTGCCTGTATCGCACTCTGAGCGGCGTTACCGCACTGAGCGTAGTATTCGGCGAATTTCTTCTGTCTTTCGGTCATTGGCGGTACACCGTCCTTTCTTTTGGGTATAAGAATACCCGACACCGTTGTGCCGGGCTTCAGGAGGAAAACTTATTATTGTAGTTTTCCCATTCTAATTTTAGCACACTTGATTTCGGACATCAATAGGACAACGGCGGACATTGGCGGACATTAACGGACATCAGCGGACAATTCTTTGAAATATCTGTCTAATGCCTTGCGTAATGATTCTCCGCTCGTTTCATCACACATACCTGCAACCTCGTCCCATGTAAACGTCTTAGATCCACAGCCTATGCAATACAGCTTCAGCGCCTTGTGAAATCTTCTGACCGGTATTGCGTCTATAAAAGCACATATTTTCTCGTTTTCGGCTTCTATACGGCTTTTCTCATTAAGAAGCGATACAGTACCAAGCCCGTGTATATAACCTTCGTCTTTTTTTGTCACAAGCTGATATGCCGGCGGTCCCGCTGAACCCTGAGTACTTATCAGCACTTTTTTCTTGCCGAGTTGCCTGTCTATACATTCAAGCAGCTCACAATTTGCACGGTATTTTTCTAAATCTGATAATGTCATTCCGTTTCCTCCTCTTTCTGAACTGCCTCATCGCAAAAATCTTTTGCAGGACAGTCTTTGCACTCTTCTGCTATTGGATGTCTACAGTAAAATCCGCATTCTTTCACCAATGCAATTCTGTCTTTCGGATCTGACCAGTCCATTTCTGTTTTTCCCTCAGCGTAATACTTGTCCATTTCAGGTGCTCGGCTGACTTCAATATCACAGAAATTTGCGTCCTCACAGCTGCTTGTGCATAATGCGAGCGCTTTTGCTTTACCTCGTGTTTCGGCGAAAACAACTGCAGAAGCTGTTTCATATTTTTCGTTTACAATCCAGGCTTTCATGTTTCCTCCTTAGGCGCTTCTGGAAGCGGCATCCAATGAGTAACCCGTGCACGTCCTCTATGGATAAAATGATCGATAGACCAATATCCTTTATCGATGTTTCGTATTCCTTTTTGTGACACAGTGCATACTAACACCTCTTCCTGATCCGGCGGAAGCTTGTCCTCCCACTTTATCCACTTTGGTATTACTTGCCCACAAAACAAGCAGGTTTCAGTTGCGGGTTTGCGTTTACTACTCGTTACCTGCTTACTTATCGGCGGTTCAGGAAACGGCATCCA